CATATAAGGTGTACCGGCTATCGTCAGACAGAGTGAACCCGCCGTCGTCTGCTTTAGCTTCTTCGATGTCCGTGTGGAATGATACAGGGTCACCTAGCTCTATATCCCTATAAAACCCACTTACTTGGAGCTTGCGGATTTCGTTCTTGGTTTTGCGCATTATATGGCAAACACGTTCGGCAGTCTCAATGTTAGATGCGCCATACGGCACTATAACGTCTTCTGCGGGGATATAGAGCGCACACTGTCGCCCCATATTAGGATCGAAGTAAACCTTCTTAAACGCCGATCCTGCGAGTCCTAGGCTATATAGCATTCTTTCGTGCTCAGAACGGTACTCAACCATACGCTCTGTAAGCTCATAATTCATGTCCGCTTTTACACGTTCAGCAGCTTCAATCTTCTCTTTACTCTCCATACCGAGAATTTTGACCTTTACGGGGCCAGCGGCAGGGAATGTCTCACTCATAGTCTCTGCTTGGAATCGGATAGCTGCTTCCGCTAATACCGTAGAAGTCACGCCACAAGCGCCTTCCCAAGGAGTAGTACGCTCTTCTGTCTTAAATCCTAGTACATCTAGCCCTTTTACATAGGCGTCTGCCCATTCTTTACGGCTATCTTGGTCTGCGTCTACAAGCCCCAACAGGTCGTCAGATAGCTCCTGTAGCTCCCCTTCCTCTAGCTCTTCTGCTAGATTAGAGTCAAACCCACCTTCTCCCATCTCTTCTCCGGGGATAATGGTAATTTCTACTGAACCATCGTCAAGTGTAACCATTGCGGGGTCAACGATCTCAATCTCAAGCTCTTGCTCAATGTCTTCCCCCTCTAGCTCGCTCTCGATACCCTGTGGAGCAGTGTATATACTTTTCTCGATAGCCATTCTCTTTACCTTTAGTAGTAGCCAACCCTACGGTTCGACTTAAAATATTGTTCGTCTTCTGGCTCATCGGAGGGTAAACGGATAAATCCACCCTGCCGGAACCTCATTAGTGCCATAACCGTAGTATCCACCAAGTCATCATGGCTCATAAACGGAAATCCAGCGATTTCTTCAATTACTTCTTCGCCCCATCGTGTAGGGGGTACCCAACATAGCCCAGACTGTACAATGTCGGAAACAGCGTTTAGTCGGGCTAATTTGTCTCCAGACCCTCTATGAGGGGTGTATTCGGACACTGGAAGGCCCATCCGACGCATTTCTTGGTACAAAGCTACGCCAGAACTCTTTTTCTCTACAATAAACGCATCAGGTTCCCAATCTTCGTACTCTTGGAAGGCCATTTCCTTCAACTCATGGAACTCCATACGCTTCTTTATACTATTTAGCAAGATAATATTATACGCTGAAGTCTCCTCATTAAGGAAGACCCCCCACGTAGTTAATGCAGTAAAGTCGGCACGGTTGTGTTTTTCGGCTGCGGCATCGAGTGTCATTATAATGTATTCGCACATGGGAGCGGAGTCAGAATCCCATATATTCCACCACTCCCGCTTCACTATAGCGGCTTCTTCGGCGGTCGGTTGTTGCTGATACTGAGCGTTCCACTGGAACACCGGCATCGACGCTTTGGTACGCTCTAAGGCTTCTAGACCAAAAAACTCAGGCCAAAGGGGTTTTTCAACGATTTCACCCGTATCATCCTCTATTTCTAGGATCGCGGGGAACTCTACAACGTCAAATTGGTCAGATTTAGGGTTATTAGCCATATCCTTGACCACACGCCCCGTCAGATCGTCCATATGCCATCTAGTCTGGATAATCGCTACAGAGCCTCCGGGCATCAATCGGGTACGAGCACCGAACGTATACCACTCATACGCCTTCTCAAACACGACAAAATTGCCATTAATGACGTCCTGCTCCGAATGTGGGTCATCTACGAGTAATAAGTGGGCACCACGACCCGCTAGTGCCGAACCAACACCACATGCGTAATATTCGCCTCCAGCGCTAGTATTCCACCTACCAGCCGACTTAGAGTCCTTTGCGAGGGCCACAGTAGGGAAAATAGCCTTAAAAGCGGCGTCAGAGATCAAATTTCGTACTTTTCGACCGAAATCTACTGCTAAATCAGTCGTATGCGACACCATCATCACCTTTTTATCGGGATTACGGCCTAGGTACCATGCGGGGAAAAAGATGGATACAAGCTGCGATTTACCGTGTCTAGGGGGTATATTTACGCATACACGGTCTTTATCCCCTCTTTCTATAGACATTAGCATGTCTGCGAGTATTCTATGGTGCTTACCAACGATAAAATCGGGCATCATATGCTGACAAAAGGCGATTAAATCGTCATATGCGGCCTTTATATCGGCTTTATCCGCGATTGCGTCCACTAATTTGTGTATTTCTACAACTTCATCATCATTGAACGAGTCTAAGTTGTCCAACATGTGCTGGATCTCGTCTTCCGAGAAAGTTTCACTCATGGATGGTCACATCCGACTCGGTTACCATCACTACACGCGCTCCACAACTCAAAATCGGCTTATCTGTTGTGCTTTGGAGTACTTCAGAGGGGCCATTTATAGTCACAGACCGACAATACCGGTTCTCTTTACCTGTTTTTACGGTAATTACCGGCTCATTCGTCCCATTCTTGAGGTTCGCACGTATTTTATGCTGATTCACATGTATGTATGTCTTAGTCATCGTCAAATAACCCCATCTCAGCGTCTACATCTATAACTTCCCCGGATATTTCTACTACATCAATAGGTTCGGCGTGTGTTTGGGGTGGATTCACCAGCTTTTCGAGCTTTTGGCGTAGTTTTTGCTTCAATTCATCGCTCGTCTGGTGGGTTACAGTGACTTCGGTCTTCTCAGCGAACAGTCCTACGTCCGAAATCTTACCTAATAGCTCTAATGCACGCAGTCTTACCTTCGGATCGGGGTTCTCCGTCTCTAAAAGTAGCTTGTTCGTGACTAGATGGCGTACATGTGTTGCGGACTGCACAACACTCTGGCCAAATTCTTTTAAAATGTTGTTCGTAAGTACCAAAGAGGCGGGTGTTAGCTCTGCGGTACGGGATTCTGTGACCTGTTTAGAGGTCTTTTCGGGGTCGTCAGCGTACGCAACCGTTATTTTGGCCGCGATGTCTTGGTCTTCTTTGTTTGGCTCTAGGTCTAGGCCATATTGCTCCAGCTCTTCGGCTGTAGCTGCTGCCGCTGCGATGCGTTTTTGCGCATCCATACGGGATTTCTTCGCAGGAACTGGGACTCCCAGCTCTGGATCTACTTGTATCGTCATATTGGAGTCGCAGGTTGTTAAACCGGAAGGGTCTTTATAGCATACTTGTTTTTCGGAAACAAGCATATGTCTGGCATAGGAGGTATAAAGGAGGGATGTGCATAGAAAAGAGGGTTTTGTATACATGTAGGTTTAAGAAACGGTCACTATAAGGCGCAATACTCCCTAAAAAGGTAACTATATAAACCACGGCATACCATTTATGGTATAGGAAGCATCATTATGTATCATTTCCGCTCATATCTGATAACTAATATAATGCACATACAAAGCGGAAGAAGTATAATGCCGCTCCATTTTTAGCCTAACTATAATCCACTGGAGTACCCTGTGTTTGAATCTGTATTTATCCTGTCTGCTTGCCTAGTAGTCTTTCTTGGCCTTATCGCCATCGCTTTAGAAGAACCCTTTAAGTAACTCGATACCTTCCGCCTGTCTGACGGTCGTAAACGTCTTTGGTGATATTTGTTTAGACTTTCTTTTACCTACCTGCTCTGCGGTCTCTACTATGAATCGCTCTTGGTCGAGCGCCAAGTATATAGTGAAGTCCGCTTTCTTGGCGGTAGTAAGGCAGAATCCGTACACCCATCTAGACAGTCCGCCCTTTACTCGGGAATCTTTTCTGCGAAAGGGAGTCGTCGCCGATTTCACCTGCACGGTAAACATCTTACCATTCTCTAGCTGACACCACAGGTCTGTGCCCTTTAGGTCAACATGGTGGCACTCGATGCCGTTCTTTTCTAGCACATAAGCGATATAAAACTCGCCTGCGCGTCCTGCTGTGTT